ATGTGGGACCCGAGGGATTGCGACCTCATCTCGCCTTCGCAATGTGGTGATTTCAATGCCGACTCGTAACAGATCTTACAATCGTTTGAGCTCGGGTGGTAAGCGCAGGATTGCAACGTCCTGGGCTAACTTTGACCCTGTTCAATACGAGTGGAAGACCATGTTTGACACATACGGTAAGAAGCGGGATGAAGCAGGTTACCTGCCTTTATCCTACTACAAACTGAATGTGTTCAAACTACGTTATAAGCCGGTCTACTACAAGAATCCGACGCCAGGGTTGGCACTTAACGACATAGTCGGTATGTGCCCTACCACAGCGCCAGTTTCTTTGTCTCACCTCTTCTTCTCCGGGCTCCCAAGTTTGGATAATATTGCTCTACAATTGTTAGAGCGTACTAATCCATTCCGTTCGGTATATTCTGTACCGACGAACATTGCGGAGCTCGTAGATTGTGTAAAACTCCTTCAAAAGTTCGGTAACTTAGTGATCGCGGGTTTGGCTGGTGCTCATCTTCGTAATGAATTTGGCATCAAGACAATCCAGCGGGACATTAAGGAACTCGACAAAATCCTTAAGCATATACGCAAACGAATTCTCGAAATGCGTCGCTTATGGATGAAGGGCGGATTACACCGGCGGATCCCCTTATGGAAAGGCTCTTTAGAGAGTCCCCCCCAGACTGGGGTTTCTATCGCTCAGTTGTCCACTGTGTTTAGGTATGGGGATGTTACAACCCAGACTAAACTAGAGTACTTCGGAAGCGTTAGATGGTTTCCGACGCTGAAACTTATTCCAGCGCCAGATCCCATTGCTGAATTCCAACGTGCGGCGAGGATATGCTTGGATATGGAACCAAGCTCAATCGGTTGGGACACTCAATGGAATTCCATTCCATTTACGTGGCTCATCGATTACTTCACGAACGTTGGGCTGATTTTATCGGCGTCCAAGGGGCGACAACTTGTCACTCCTCGGTACATTACGATAAGTCAGAAGCAAACCACCGTGAGGCGAGCCGTGGATACCTCGGGTACACCTAACAGTTCTGGTGGGTCCTATCGGGCCACCCAGGTTACCGTCGAAAGGTTTGTATACCCGGATAACTACGGAGGTTTTGAAATCACTGTTAACTCGTTACTCAATGAGTTCCAGTTAACAAATCTAGTCGCTCTTCTGTTATCACTTCAGAAGAGGATATAGGACAATAAGATCCTACGAACTAGATTCACCAATTCTCCCTTTATGTGTGTTTAAGGAGCAGATATGGCTTTCGCCAATCCACAGACTGTCACCATTGGTGGCACCGCTCATTCTTTGAAGCGGATCAACCAAGACAATTTTGGCGCTGTCTATCAAAAGATAGCTACAGGGCTTACTATTGTCATGACCGTTCGGCATTCTTACGAGAGTAAGAAGGCTGACGGTAGCCAGATCATTCGACATAACGTCGATCTTACGCAGACCACTTACGACGTCAACGGTAAGGCTGAGGTAACTCAGGCTTATGTTGTTGCTCGTTCGCAGGTCGGTAAAGATCCGGTTGTTGCGACCAACGTCCTCGACGCACTTGGTGTGCTCGTGGATGCGCAGTCGGCCTCCATTGTTGATTGGGACTCTGGTCCGTAAGGACTAGATACCCGCCCAAAGAGGAGTCTTTGGCTACTGGCGGCTAGGAGACTTGTCATGATGACAGATCGCAATAGCCTAGTAGCACACACACGTGCCTACTACCACGCCATGTTTAAAGATATGGAGTGGTTGTATGGTACCCGGCAGAGAGAGCTGGAGCGAGATCGCACCCATCTCTTAGCTGTCCTGGAAGATCACGGGATGAGAATTCCCTGTATAGATCTTCCAGCCGTCGCCAAGCATTTTGACAAATGCTTGGATGAAGGCTTGTACGTACCTACTCGTCTACCGCTTACGCGGTGTAAGAGCAAGGCGGTTAGGGTTCCCAAGTTCCTTGGGCACCTGTACCTACAAGTCTTTCATAATGACGGAACGCTTAGGACTGATGCCTCTATCGAAGCTATCGTAGCGATACGACAGGTGTACTTGGGGCTCAAGAAACTTGAACTCCCTTGTACTGATAGGAGCATCCAGGATGAAATCCAGACCTTTCTGGAAATCGAAAAGAGACTACGTCCGGCTTCCAATGATTGGAAGCAGCTTGATGCTTGGGTTAGTTATCCTTTTTGGATCGCTAATTCCAAGCCAAGGGACGGCCGAGGTCGATTCTGCAAGACGCCTAGCAAGGCTCTGCAGAAGAGGCTTCGACTATTGCACCATGTGTGCGATATCGTCTCGGTCCTGTTCGGGGATACTCACTGCGAGCTCCCCGGAGAAGTCCCAAAGCACGGTCCTGGCGTTGTCTCAAATCTCCAGAGGGGACAGGATAAATACTCCTTTCCCGCCTGGAACGAGAGACTCGAGGCCGTCTTCCCCTACGATCTCTATGCAGTGGCCAACCACGGCTTACTGTTCGATGATAGTAGAGACCTGCTTGGGTCTGAAAATCGATCCAAGCTCCTATGTGTCCCCAAGACTCTCAAAGGACCAAGGCTCATCGCCGCGGAACCCGTTGAGAATCAGTGGACACAGCAGCTGGTGAAGAGCCAGCTTGAGAAGCGCTTACGGCTTACGCCGATTTCGTCTTCGATTGACTTCTTCTCGCAAGAAAAGAATCAAAAGAAAGCGATAGAAGGATCTAATGGTGGTAACCTAGTTACCATCGATCTTTCGAGTGCTTCTGACCGCCTTTCGTGCTGGGTCGTCGAGAGAGTGTTTCGTAGAAATACGAGCCTTCTCGATAGACTTGCAGCAGTGCGAACTGCGGAGGTCGAAGGTGAATTACTTCCTTATCCTGTCCGGATGAAGAAGTTTTCCACCATGGGATCGGCTGTCACCTTCCCGGTACAGTCGATTGTGTATGCTCTCATGGCGATAGCTTGCGTTCATAGAGAAGGCAAGGTAAGCATAGCGAGCATACGACGTGCTTCAGCCCAGGTCCAAGTCTTCGGCGACGATATTATCGTTCCGAAGGCTGGGTACCATTTGCTTTCTGAAATGCTTGAATACTTTCAGTTGAAAGTAAACGAGAGTAAGACTTACGTTAGTGTCAACTTCCGTGAGTCTTGCGGTGTTGATGCATTTCAGGGACACGATGTGTCTCCTGTGTATGCAAAAACCCTTCCAGACGGCAGGGCGACTCCTGGTGTGATAGCGTCTTTGGCC